TCTGCTACTTGTTCGGGTGTCTCTTCCCCGGATGACTCTTCTGCGGCTTTCTCCTCGGTTTCTGGAGTTTCTACTGCTTCAGAGGTTTCGCCCTGTGAAGGCTCTTGAGCATCTTGTCCGGCTTGCTCTATTTCCGTTGGCAATATTTCAGCCTCAGCTATTGCTGCATCAGTTTCCATATGAGTACGTCTCCACGAATGTTTACCTTGCTCAGAGGGCAGCAAGTAAGCCCACGCTTTTACGGTGCGTTAGACCGAATTAAGCTATGTTCCTAAATCTTTGATCTAGGATGCTTGATAATATGTTTGAACTGTCTTTTTTTTCTGGATCAAATTCTGCGTTGATAGATCGTAACTGTTCAGGTTTGAGAAAGATTCTATGTTCTGCGCCTTCTACGCCTTCCATTTTAAACGTATCAGCATCCATCTTGATTGTGTCAAACCCTGCCTCTTGCAAAGCATTACGAAATACATCAAAGTTTAAAAGTTTTCCGTCAAGAAAAGACTCAATGTTAGCCTTTCTCATCACCCTGTTAAGATCCTGCGCTGATATGCCTTCATTATCAAAGGCTCTCATTCCAATGTCTTGAACTAATTGTTTATAGTCTTCGTTTGAAACCCTAGAATCTCGTTGCAATGCTTCTAAAAAATCTACTAACTCGCCTTCTGGTAAAAGATCCAAACTATCATCAAAAGCAAGCTCTCTAGCTCTGTCTTCTAGTACCTCGTCAAATTCTGCTTTTGTGTCAAAATCTGATTCACTAGTTCCTCTGTAATATAAATCGTCTTTTGCTTCATCTAAATAATCTTTAAAATCCATTTCTGGTTGTTTGTAGCTAAGAGTTGGGTTATCTCCGTATGTTCTTATGTCAAAAACTTTTTCTGATCTTCCCATCATAGGATAGATAACGCCTAAATTTTCTCCTTTTACTTCGCTTCTTGCTTGTTGTAAAACTTCAGGGTCATTGTAATCCCTGTCAGTTTCATCTGCGATTCTTTCGGCTCTAAGTTGTATTTTGTTGGTTAAGTCTGGCCCTTCTCCTGCGTAATTTATACTTGCATCATCAGGCGAGGTTGTAGTGTAGATTGCTCGTCCGAAATAACTCTCAGGATCCATTTTTTCTAAATCAAGTTCTTCAATGTCAAAGGTGCTACCAATATACAAAGGCTCGTCATCAAAGCCCATTTCTTTAGCTCTTTGCATCCGAGAGGCGGTGTCCATTGGCAATCTTCTTACAGCCGGGATCATCATCACCATTGAGCCAAGCTCTCTCGCAGCGTCTTCGCCTAGTGTGCTTTGTACTCTGGGAATGATCTCTTCGTTTAAGACTTGAAAGGCTGTATCGAGTCCAACTGTGTCGGCTAATTGACTAACAGAGTTTATAAGAGACTGCATCCCTGCCTGACCCTCCATTGAGCGAGGGTTATAGGAAAGCATATCTCTAACTTCGTCTGCGGCTGCTACTGCTTCGCTGAACGGTCTCTGCCTGTCTTCTACTGTGTTGAGAGAAGCTAAACCAACTGCAAGGGCAGGAACCTCGGCAGCAATCGCAGAACCAACTGTCATAGCTGGCTCGATGATGCCTAGGAGACGGTTTACACCACCACCGCCCCTGCGTTCCATTCTGGGAGCAAGTTGATTAGCCACTTGCAGACAATAGACTACTTAAACGATTAGTCGGATTCTGGCCTTGCATTTGCCCCATACGACTTGCGAGTTGTTGTATGCGCTCCATCCTGCCGCCTTGTCCAGAACCTCCGGGCATCTGTCCCATACCTTGCATCTCGCCCATGCCACGCATCTGCCCCATTCCTCGACCTGCTGGTTCACGAAAAGGGATGAAGGTTTGTAAGCCTGTGCTTGGATCAATTACGATCTGGTATTTCTTGCCGTCCTTACCTGTGACCATTTGCATAGGATTCATAGGTAGCTCAGGCATATTTGTTTGAGGCGTTGACGAGGGTAATGCCATGTTTGGTCTATCCATCTGCCCTGCTAAGGCTCTAGCTCCTGCTGCGCCTGTTCCCGGTGTTTCTCTGCGAGACATAACCAAGTCTTGAGCCGGAGTGCGATTCATTGGTTGATTCATTTGTCGTATCCACCTTTTTTCATTTTCTTTTTGCCGCCCTTGCGAGCTTTCTTAGCTGCTTTCATTCCTTCTTTCGTGTAAGGGAACTTCTTACCTTTTACCATTGGCATAATGATTTCCTTATTTGTCGTATTTAGGTTTCTTTGCGGTTTTCTTTGCTTTACGGAAAGCTGCGGCAGTTGGTGCGCCCGGAGTTCCCGGCTTTCTCATTTTTTCTTTTGATCCTGCTTTTATGCGCTTGCGTTTTTTATGAATGTTTTTATAAAGGCTCACGACCATTTCTCCTTATCCGACCAGAATGCTGCTGACATCTTGCCTTTTGCTATGTTCTTTGCGTGTCTTGCTTTGAAAGATTTGCGTCTGTTCTTTGTGGCTTGACTCTCGCCTTTCTTCGGTGCGCCAGCAGTTGAGGCTCCTTGCTGTCCGAATCGAATCGTTTTGATCTTGTCACCTTGCTTTGCTACGACAATGTGAGACTTCTTTGGGTGGCTCGGTGTTCGCTTAGGTTTGTTGAATCCTGTGACTCCTGCCCTGGTAAGTCTGGGATCTTTTTTTGCCATTAAAATATACCTTGTTGTCGAGTATAAGAATATCGTCCCACTCTGATAAACAAACGCCCTTGACCTTAAAGTTCTTTTGTATGTGCGCTTTAGTGCCTAAACACGCATCTATCTGGTAGTCACCGTTGAAGTCTTTGAAGTGATACCAAGTTAAATTACTAATCAGGTAAAGAGTAGTTATCAAATAACTGGTAGCCCTACTGACTGACGTAATCTCATCTGAGCAATCTGCTTAGATTCTAAGTCTTCTTGCGCTTCTGCGAGCTTCATTTGCTCGACTGCTGTTTTGACCGTGTTCATGGCTGCCTTGCTTTCTCGTTCTATTGCCTCGGCTCTCTCGGTTGAAACTTCTGCTTGTTTGAGTGCAAGTTCTAACTGCGCTGCTTGTTGTTCTAGTTGCTTGCTAGATTCAATCTGAGACTGAAGTGCTACGGCCTCTTCTTGATTAGGCTCTATGATTCCTGCTTTGACTCCTGCGCTTCTGAGGCGTTTGATTGCTTCATCGCCTCCTACTAGATCAAGGTTCTGGAATAGAATGTCTCCGACCAACTGACTCATGGCAGGGTTTTGAGAGATCATTGAGGACAGTTGTTCTGCTGTTTCTTGCTTGCGAGTTGTAAACGATGGGCCGCTTGCAATCTTGATGTCGTAGTTTCCTGCGTTCAAGTCCATTGTCTTGACGAATGTCCCGGTCTGAGCGTCCATCAAAGTCTTATTGACGCTGATCGTTTCCTCGCGCTCGTCCTCGCCTATGATTCTAATTGTTCTTTCGGTGTCGTACACGGCAGGGATCATGTCAATCATAATCCTCCCGGCTAACTCCATCGAGTCAATGAGTTGATCTTGATACTCAAAGTTAGACATCTCGCCCTGAAACTGTCTTCTTCCTATTGCTACGCCTGACGTCTCTTGGCCTTGTTGTCCTATGTTTGCATCAAATATCCCGGTGGTTGCTTTGATGTCCTCGGCTGCGAACTGAGCATCTTGCAAGAGTCCGGGTGATCCTTGTGCTGGGGATTCTCGATAGGGTTTCTGCCCTTGGTCAAAATTAAACTGAAGAACTGGATCGTTTGACACCATCATGTTCTTCCACTTGGATTCATGCCCTTTAATCATGGCAGGAGTCACGAAGTAAGGCTGTTTAGGCGTGAGGGCTGTAACCTCAACCGCTACGCTTCTGGAGTAGTTATAAAGCCTCTGAGCGTCCTTAGCTTTGCGCACAATGCCTCTTGTGATGTACCGGCCGTTGATGTTGGAAGTCTTACCAAACATCGGGACAAGAGGAACGAATCTTCCGACACACTCAACTTCTTCAAGTATCTCCATGCCGCTGATCTTGAATCGCTCTAGCTTTCGCTTCTGAACCTTTCTGGTCTTGCCTAGTGTAATGCCTTGCAGGTTAAGCTCGTCTCTAACTGGTTGTACTTCCTCTAAGTCTAAGACTCGTCCGTCTGACAGTTGGACTAGCGTTCTCTCTTCATTCACGATTCTGAAGTAATCAGCTACTCGTACAAAGTCCTCACTGACCCACGAATCCATATTGCCAGTTGAAGTGAAATCACTTTCACCGGGATAAGACTCTGCTTCAGGGTAAAGCCTTTCAAACTCTTTACGCTCCATGTCTTCAAACATAAAGCCAAAGCGAGCCTCTTGAACGTGCTGCGCTTGGATAATCGGGTCGAGAAGTACAGAAAAGGGATTCTTGATCTCTCGGAGGATAATATCCTGATCAAGAGAAACGTCATCGATGTAATCGTGATCCACCAGTAGACAGCCCCAACCAGACTTAACCGCAAACTTAAATGCCGTTTTAAAGGCTTGTATGCCTCTCTGGTCGATTTGACGTATTAACCCTTGGTAGACTTCAGCTATGGCCTCATCGCCTTCCTCTGCGGCTCTGACTTTGACTGAGGGCATTTGTGCCATCTGTCCTCCAACAACTCGGTCAACGGATGCAGAGAGCTTGTCAAAAGTTAAGCAAGGACGATTGTGTCTCGATTCTCGTACAGAATCCTCCCACTGACCTTCATCGTCATCAATAAACGACACATCCGCTACGGATTGCTCGTAGATATCGCTCCATCCGTCTGAAGCCGTTTCGAATCTTTCCAACGCCTCTTTGACGATCTCGTTTTGTTGTTCGCTATTTCTTTTCATCACCACTCACTTGCAAAGTCGAGTTCTTGGATATAATTGTCTTCTTCAAATGCTTGCGCAAACATTCTGAAGGCGTCAGCCCCGTTGCTTGCTGCATTGTGCAAAGGCACTTTTCTAAACGTATTGTGCTTGTCATCGAACTGGTACTGATAGTTTGAGAGAGCTTCTAAGCCAGTCTCACAATTCTCCTCATGGAACCAGCACGCTTTGAATTTATCTCGCACCATTGCTATACCGTCTTCCACGCTTGCAATCCTTGGAACAGTTGTTATCGGATGCACTCCTAAGCCTTCCAAAATGTCTCTCCTGCTTCGGTTGTTACTTCCAAGCGAGATCACCTCAACATCGTGCGGAAGGTAGTGCGTTCCGTAAAGATAGCCTTTTTCCTTAAGTACATGAGCATAGTGATCCAAGTCCACTAGGCGATGTTCATAGTAATCAATAAATCTCAGTTCCTTTCCCACCGCTTGCATGAACCATATTGCATTTAAGTCGTTCCGACCGAGATCCCAAAATGTATGCACCTCAAGGCTTTCGACTGGGAACCAACAAATCCTACCTTCGTCTCTTGCTTGCTTGAGTTGATTTCTGTAAATCGATCCGTCAACGAATTGTTTTAGCTCGCCCTCATAAACGTGTAGATATTCCTCTTCGTTCTGATCTTTGAGGATTTGCATCTCTTCTGGGAGCGTTGTTTGACTGAAGTAAGGATTGTCCCGGTAGCTAACTTTCTTGACCATTGCGTTCTGTGGTGGATACAGAACAAATCTCTGGTACGCTGCGTCAGTCTTATGCTCTGGATTGAAGCTCACCCATATCTCAGATCCGGGCTTTCTAATTGAGGGTATCAAAGTTCTCCAAGAGTTCTCACTTACTGAACTAGCCTCCTCTACCCAACAAAGGTCAATGTTATCAATGCTCTTGATTGACTGGATATTCGCAAGAAGTCCAGTGAATATGAACGTTGTGCCGTTTACTCCACGAATCTCGTTCTGCGTGACTTCGTAGAACCTCTCAAGTCCTAACGCTTCGATCCTCGATGCAAGGAGAGAGTGGACAGAATCCTTGATTGATCTCTGAATCTCTCTGGCGCATAGAATTCTTTTTGGGCTTTCCGTTCCCTTTAAGAGAAGGGCTGACGCCATCTGTACAGACTTCCCGGCTCCTCGACCTCCCCAATAGCATTTAATCCTGTGAGGCTCGTACAGTTCTTTGAATGCCGTTGGAACCCTACGTTTCAGGGGTGTCGCTAAATTGGATTTCATAGGCGGCTATTTGTACTGGATAATCCTCATCCCCGGAAAGCTCAATGCTCTTGAGATCGGGTAGATACTTACTTACGAGCTTTATCCGACTGTCGATGGCTCCTTTGATTCTGTTGACCTCAACGCTATCTAATTGAGTGCCTAGCTCCTCTAATTTTTTAATAGACTCAACGACTTGTTCAATGTGCTTCTGGTTCGCAAGTTGGTCTCGCAGACTATCCTGTCTGATCTTCCGATTCGTCTGCGCTCTCGTCATTGCCATCTTCTGAGTCCTTTAACTTCTTCGATAATGCTTCAATCTGTTCAATCATCTGTTTGATCTGGCCGCCAAGCAAAACGCATTGATTCATCGCATCGTTTCGCTGCTGTTCCAGTATTTCAATTCTGCCCTTTAACTCTTCTGTCATTAGAAGTGTCTGTGGTCTGTTGGGTTGTTTACCTTCACCTTAATAAAGCTGGCGTCTTTCTTTCCATTGGCATAAGTCGCAATGACTTTTATCACGCCATCTCCGGAATGAGCCGAGCTTGCGTAGAAACTAGCAACGTTACTACTGACTGAGGGAGTTGTAAGGGTAAGCCCTTGTCTGCCTTTGCTTTCGGCCGTAACGCCTGAGACTGACGTGCTTTGGTCTGAGGCTGCATTACTGAAATCTACTTTATACAGCATTTCAGTTGTGACGTTTTGTCCGTAGCTCCGGTTTTGTGAGCTATTTCTGTGAGGGTCAATAAGGATGCGTCTACTCATTTCCTGCGCCTTGCCTTGGCTTTCTTCTTAACGATCTTAGTGATCTCTCTGGCTTGGCCCTTGTGAGTCCTGCTTGCCTTGTTGAGAGACTTAGCAATTTTTTTAAGTTTTCGTTCGACTCGTCTGGTCATGGGATTCCCGAAACAATCAGCGGGGAGGGAGATAGAAAGTAAAAACATTCCCCGCGTCATGTCATCAATGAAAAGGTGATTCATGCACAGGTACGCTGAGACTCCCTCAAGGGGGAAAGAGTCAGCAGTCGCACCTTTCCATAGATTACACGATATAAAACGTGTTGCAAACCTTTTTCTTTCACAAGCACTTTTCTTGAAACGCACATAAACAAAGGGCTATACACGTTTTTGAGTAGGGGAAGTATATGAGTCTTTCCGATTGAGTAGTTCCAAAAGATCACCACCGCGCCAAACGGTAACCTTTTCCGAGAGCTTGATGGGCTTTGGGAACTTGCCTGATTTAACGCCTAACCACCAGGTTGATTGAGAAACCGGCACTATTGGCGGGATATCCTTGTTTTTATCACCGATAATCTGTTTAAGCCGATAAAAGCTGTCCTGATATACGCGAACCATGTGATTTCATCCTATTTTATTAGCTTTAGTGAAATCTTATTCAGTGCATGGTGTTTACAACAAGAAAAAGCTGGCGCAAATAATTATGTGGTAATTAACTGCGCGAAAATTAGTGCAGAAAAATGACCGATTTAATTGCACTAAATTACTTGCATTACCTGTAATGGTATGTATAATGGTTCTTGTAAGTTAAATAAATCAAGGGGAAACAAAATGAGTTATGCAATAAATCTTAATACAGCGTCTTGGACTGCAACTAAAGCAATAATGGACTTAGATCAATCTTTTGTAGGAACTTTAGATTATTTAGGTGTCGCATATTTCTGGAGTCACGAGTTCAAACATATTCTGAGGGAAACGACAATTTCTCAAAGAAAAAAAATTCACAATCAATGGGTAAAAAAAGGATTGAGTTTTGAGGGTGGAATTGATCCAAAAATTGACACAAAACCTCACTGGGAAGTAATCAACAAAATTATGAAAAAAGGCAAATAAGAATGAACGAAACCAAAGAGGAGAAAAAAGCCCGGCTCAATCGTGACCGGGTTCAACGCCATAGGTTGAAACGCATAAGGCAAGGACTCGTTAAGGTGGAGGTGTACGTCTTGCCTCAGTTCAGAAAAAAGCTCTTAGACTTTTCTAAAGGGCTTTCTTCCGCTTAGGTTTTCCGGGCTTGGCCTTTGGCGGTTCAACCTCCGGGGTCAAGCCTAATAATTTTTTAATCTTTTCCCATAATTTAAGCATAGTTCTTTCCTATTTTTTCGTCTAATAAAACTTGCACCAAATCAAATGCAGTATTCTTTAGTTCTCTTGCTTTCGTAAGGCTAACGCTTACCTCTTTCGCTACTCTCTTCATATCGCCTGTACTGTAAAACCATTTTAAGACTAGAGGATACTTACTGTTAATCTTAGTTATCTGCCCAATGATTGAGTCGATTAAAATAAGATCACTACTGATAACGTCCCTTGGTGGTGACTTCGTTTCCTTTGCGTTTATGTATGACTTCAAAGGATTGCGCTTACCTCCCACCTCTAGGGCAAAGTGTCCATCGAGGAGACTCTGAGCCTTGTAAGGGTTGGCTGATTCTTGCGCCAGTTCCCTCACCCATAACTCTATCAACTTGTCTGCCTTGTCAGCGAGGGTCATTGGCTAACGCTAGGACTCGTTCACTCAATCTTTTGGCTCTATTTGGGGTTTGATGCAAACACCACCTGCTATCTTGCATCTCTAAAGAGGCCGCCCCATAAGCCTCTTCCAAATAGTACGCATTGAACTTCTTGAAGCTAGATAACCCTTTTCTACCAAGTTGAAAAGCCATGTTAGTGACAATATGGCAGCGTTCTTCGCTCCACGAATCAAATCCATCTCCGTAAATCGCTCGGCAGTCTTCGATAGCTGTTTGAACGTCTTTTTCAAAGTGTTGCTTAACCGAGTCCATTGGGACTGTATCGCCTTCAACAAATCCATATTCTGCATCTCCCTCCACGATTTTGTGACCGATGCCGCAAGTCAAATAGCCCTCGGTACACCTATAAATCAGAGACTCGCCCTCGTCATTAGTCACGAGTCCCTCGTCTGATTTAATCTCTTCATATAACTGGTCTAGATTAACGCCCATAATGTTTTCCTAATACATAACCAACAATAAAACCAACTGCGATTAGTATTTCCATTATTTTTTTCCATTGAAACTTTGGAACCCAAAGAAGGCCGCGATCAAACCTGAGACGCTAATAAAGTAAACGGATGCAATGTCCCCGAGGATGGTAGCAGCCTGATCCAGTTTTAAGAACGAGGTGATGACTATGCCGCTTGGATAGAGGAGCATCCCCCACAAGGCAAACCAGCACATCGTTTTCTGAGCATCAGCTTTTTCATTTTGTAGCTCTAAGGCTTGCAGTCGTTCAGTGGTGGCGAGTTCTGCATCTGTAACTATGCCATCTCCGTCACTGTCGTACTTGTTATATTGGCTCCCCGGCTCTAATTCTTTGTTCATTTCTCTCGACTTACCTTCTGAGTCTTCTCAACTGTTCGCATGGCTCCGAGTCCTAACATACCTAATAATACTGGCATCATTGCCGACATATCTAAACTAGGAACCTCGACTCCCATCTCTGCTAACAGTAAAACAAAGTTAGCCATTGGTATGAGAATGTAATTAGAGAGTAAAGCAATACAGCAAGTCCATCCCACGGCAGGACGCCATCCGCTAACGAACATGCTCTTGCTTGCAGCTTCTACCTTGTTTACTTCTAGCTGACCCTTTGCAAGCTCTTGAGCGTGTCGCTCTGACATCGTTGCGATCTCATGCGCTAGAGCATTTTTTTGATCTTTGTCTTCTATAAATTTATCAAGCAAGCCTGTTACTGGCCCAACTAAAGAAGTTATCAAACTCATGTTTAGTCTCCACAAAAACAAGGAATTGAGGGATCGTCATCAAAATCGAATAACTGCCCTTGATCGGTTGCTATTATTTGCATTTGTTCATAACTACCGTGGCTCCTGTTAAAAACGTCAACTTTGTCTTTTTTTTCAATGTCTACCCACCATTGTGCCAAATCAGGACGCTCTCGCATGATTGACAG